AATTTGTGACATTTATGTTACAGTATTAATGAAGTTTTGGTTCAAGCTTCTTAATACCTAAAGCCCAGTTCTCTGCAGCATCTTCTGCATATCTAACTGTTTTACCTGGAAACTCTTCTATAAAGAATTGCTTAGAGTGATTATCAAAGTATTTAATATAGGCTAGTTCTTCTTTAAAATCAAAATGAACTTCGGCATATCCTTTGCCTTGTTCAGATTCATGTGTACTAAGTCTTTTACCCATTAATTTACTCCTGTGTGAAATCTAACAATTTTGGATAGATCTGGCCGATTGCTGTTGCAATCTCTTTAGCCAGAACCATATGCTCTAGTTGTGTACCATTAGAAGATCTAAGTTCACAATAATGAATCCATGATCTAATAGTACCGTTAACATATAAACGAGAAGGTGTATTACCTTCAGGTAAAACAGCCCTTGCTTGTTCTTTAGCAATGCCGTTATCAATTGCCCACTCATAGGCTTGCATAGCAGTGTGCCAAATATTACGTTGATGTTGTTCCCATTGTACATGAAGGGAAGTATCATCTGTAATTACACTATTCTGTCTATTCTTTAAATCCTGTAGACGTGCTTTACGAATTACAACAGAGTTACTAAGATCGCGTATGTCAGCATACCGCTGAGAAAACTCTTGGAAGCTGAAGCTTCTATGACGTAATAGTTGCCTTGCAATGTCTCGGGTTGTGTTAACTTCGATTGTTGCACTTGCCATTTCGAATGGTGACCAGTGTTTATGTTCGATGAGATAGTCAAGTAACTTTGGAGTTGTCTTGGTGTTAGCTTGATTTTTCGGGTTTGAGACACGGGCGCAATAAGCGATGAGGTCCTGGATGTTATCCAATCCGTTGTGGTCACGTTCACCTGCATGAATCCTATGTGTGAGTTGAGTATGTGCGACTAATTTAGCTTGCATGATCTATTCCTATTTATTCAAGGGTAAAATTTCAGTAGACATATTATCATGGTAATCACCGCTTTCATAATATCGTCGACTTACTGTAGTAATCTTTACTCCAGCATCTACTTCTTCATATGTTATAATTTTACGTTTTATAGCTTTTTTCGGCCTGCGATTTGCTTCTGCAGTAAAAGGTCCTTCGTCATTCATACTTTAAAATCTCCATAATCTTTCTTTTCTCTGTTACCAAATGTATTTATTGGCGCAGAATCTTGACCCGCGTCAGATATATTCTGTGCAGAATCTTCTACATCATACAGTCGCATCTTTGACCTATCAACTCCAACTATAAATCTTTTGTTAATACCAGGATCATTATAACGATTTTTAAGCTGCTTAACAAGTATTTGATTTAGTCCTTCGAGTTCTTCGTTTGAGATGAGAGCAAACATAAGATCGGCTGTAGCAGGTAATCCGAATGACTCAGACGTGTCTTCGAGACCGACATCACTCGATCCATATCCTGTTCTAGTTGTCTGAGTCGCTGATACAACGGGCACGTTGTATTCGACTGCAAGTCCGCGAATCTCTTCTGCAATAGATTTGATGAGGGAATACGTATTGACACCGCCACTTAATCCTTTTATACGAGACGATGCACAGATGTTCAAGTAATCAATAAATATAATATCCGGTGCAAAGTCTTTTTTGAGTTTAAGTTCATTGAGCAATGCACGGAAATGGCCGACATGCGCAGAACCAGTTGGATATTCTTTAATAATCAATTGGCCTGAAGTCTTGGATGCGATCTTGTTTACTTTATTATGAAACATATCTTTCGATAGATTTTCAAGTTGATCAATAGGCACGTTAAACAAGTTAGCATCAATACGTTCAGCTATTCTTTCTTCTGACATTTCCATGGTCAGATAAAGAACGTTTTTACCATCGGTCAATGCACCAGCAGCACAGTGACACATATATAAAGATTTACCAACACCGGTACCAGCAAGGGCGATGTTTAGGCTTTTCTTCGGTAAACCACCTTTTGTAATAAGATTAAACTTATCAAGATCAAAAGGCAATTTTTCTTCAGCAGTATGATAAAAGTCATACCGAGCATCAGCGTTACCGACATAGTCGTGGCCGATGTTAGTATCGAATGAAACGGCAAGAGCGTCAGATAAGATTTCAGGCAAAGCATTCTTTGTCTGTTTCTCATCACGACCATCAATAATTTCAATCGACTTCATGATGGCAAGATAGATTGCTCGATCCTGACACCACTTTTCACATGATTCAAGGAGCCAACCCATATCATCTGGGACGAACTCCTTAATACTATCTACAACTTCATGAGCTTGAATATGTGTTTGCTCAGGAAGATTAGCGTTATCTAATTCAATAGACAACGCTTCAGGGGTTGGCAGTTTGTTATACTTACTAACAAACTTTAATATTTCATCAAATACGAACCGCTGTGCACCCTCAAAATATTCTTTCTTTAAGAAAGGAATAGTTTTACGGGTAAACTCATCATTGGTTAATAGGTTCCGCAGAATCGTTGTCGGTACGTTTGCTATCATCATCATTTCCTATCTTATAATTACCACTGTCAAAAGCATCTTCTAAAATGTTTTGCAATACTTTACCTATATAGTCTTGAAAGGCAGGATTCTCGGCAAGATCTTCATCACCTTCAATTAGCGTCCACATAAAGTTTAGCCTTGCAATACCATCTTCATCATCATTGATTTCTTCAATCTTAGCGCTTACTTTACCATATTGATACTTAGTACCAGCCCAATCGCCGGTAGTAAGCTCAACAGTATAAAAGTCGTCATCAGCACGTTCAACGAATTTATAATCATTTGTGGTTACATTATACACTGGTTGTCTCCGATTGTACATCGCTAAATACATCAACATCTTCACCAAGCATTGATTTTAATCCAATGGTATAATGTGACTTAATGTATTCTTTGAGATTAGTTTCTGCGAAGATAGGTTCCCAGAACTCTTTAGTCAGTGTTTCTTTCTCACGGCATTTAGGATCTTCAAGGACACCAGTTTCTTGATTAACTCTACAATACCATCCATTAGAAGGTTTAGCAACAAAGTTACCGTGCATTGCAATATCAAGTAAACCACTGTAACGTTCAATACCACCATCCCATGTTACAGATACCGGAATCTTAGATTTCTCTTTAACAAAACGTGATTTCTCAACATTGATAATAAAGTTATAACCTTTAATCTCTGTACCAGTCTTTTGTTGTTGACGACCAAGAATCCAGATGTTATCAGCTGAATAGTAAATACCTGTACCACCACCAACGATATCCTTTGGAAACAAACCAATCTCTTTGTAAGTATGATTGATAGCAAGTAAAGGGATATTCTTCATTGTAAGATATGGCGTAACCATACGGAACAAACCTTTGAGTGCTTTTGCACGAGACATATCAGCAACTGATTTCTCATTAATAGCATCTTCTAATTCTTTCTTAGAAGCAAGGTTACCAATAGAATCGATTACGATAATTACACGATCATCTTTCTCAATAGCTTCAAGTTGAGATACTAGATCAAACTTAAGCTTTTCAACATCAGTGATAGGTGTATGCAAGATACGTGATGTATCAATGCCAAATGATTCGAAGTATGTTTGAGGTGAACCAAACTCTGAATCATAAAATAACATAATAGCATCTTTGTGCTTGTTCATATATGCTGCTGCCATAAGCAAAGCAAATGAAGTCTTAAAGTGCTTTGATGGACCAGCAAGGACCGTTAGCCCAGAGCCTAGACCACCATCAGGATCGCCTGATAGAGCCACATTAATCATTGGGACTGGCGTACTTGCAAAGTCCTGTTGTGAGAAGATCTTCGAGTTAGCAAGGATGTCTGTACCCTTGATTTTCGAATTCTTCTTTAGTCTATCCATTACAGACATATATTTCTCCTATAAGTTTCATTAGGTATATTATACCATAAATTCATCGAGTTGTACACCCTTTTCTGGCGGTGTACCTTGTCTTTGTTCCCATCCTGATTCCCAGCCTGAAGCATTCATCAGGTCTGCAGATACGTGATCAAATGTACCATTACCACGAGGCACATAGTTTTGACCAAAGCGAACAAAGTCACACATCACATCTTCAAGGTCTTTTGCTTTTCCACCGGTACGTTCTACCAGCAGGTTCATAAAGTCGTCTGGTTTCCACCCTGTTGAGAGCCTTTTCATACAGCGGACAGCATTGTTTCCTAAATAGGTATGGCTATCTACATTAACATATTGAGGGAAGTAATCAGAGCAATCCATAGAAAAGGCAGCGTACACGAAATTAAATTTTCGGTGGCCTACTTCTTTGTTATAGCCATTAAGATAATCAACAATATCTTTATGACCACGGGTTTCCTTTTGTAACCATTCTGTGAAATTATTTATCAAAGTTGGTAATTCACGCGTCATAAAATCTACATTAGATGTACCTTTTTTTGGCGCAGGTGGTTGGTTGCCAATGGATGTGAACATTGACTTCCCTTGCTTTTTATTGAATACAAGATCGTTTGCCATCTCATCAATAGTTTCAAATCTACCCCAGAATTGTATTACATTATTACGATATCCATGATCATTTTCGAATGACGCACCTGATCCCATAATCCTATGACATAAGAATACATATAACCAGGTTTTTAAATTCCATTGAATAGAATCATTTGATTTGTTAAGTGCACGGCGTTCTTCATTCTGCCATCGCCATTTTGGAGTCTTAGATCCAAACCATAAGTCTTGAAGTACATTAGAGAAACCAGCAGCATTACGAGTATAGCAATCATATATGTCAATAGTCTGCATTAAAGGATCATTGACAGCTTTATCAGCTTCATCACATTTATAATCTAGATTTCCCCAGTTTACATTCTCTTGTAACCATTTAGCACGAGGATAATAGTATTCCGAGAATACATCTAAAGCTTCTTCATTCAGCCACTGTTTTTTCATTCTTCACCCAATCTCTATATGAATCAATTCGATCGTATATAGTTTCATCTTCTAATACAGGTTCCGCACCTACATTCCAGAACAAGATATCTTTATCACTGTTCTTAGGTATATACTTCCACACCTTACCGTCATATGTATCGATATTAGGGAATGGCGGAAGGTTTTCTTTTTTCTCTGATGCAGTAAATGCAAGAGGTTCTGATATCGGTTCTGCTACACCAAGTTCACCAGCTTTCATATTGCGTGATACACAAACAGAAGTAAACTTGGCATTAGGCCAAGCTATTTGAAGTGCCCGTGTGAGCACGCCCGTGGACGTGGCCGTATAGACTTCATCTGGTTCTTCTATATTTTCGTATGCTACCTTTACAATACCAGCGGTTACTAATTCATGTTTTAATCCTAACGGAACAAAGAATGCATTAGGATGAGCATCAGCCCACTTCTTCGCAATCAAGTTTAAG